ATCGCTGTCAGGTCGCCGTCAAGAGGTTGCGCATCCGTGATTCCGTACCCGACCAGCGTGGTCGGCGTCCCCGCGAGAGTATTCCACGCCTGTGTTCCGGTGTGATTCGCCCGGGCGCGATCCGTCGCATGATAGTGCAGCGTCGAGTCCCCGCTGTCGGTGAGATCAGTGTGATTCGCCTGCGTCAAATGCCAGTAGCTCGCACTGTTGAGCGAACCCAGCGCCGAGTGATCGACGCCTGCGGGAAGCACCACGGCCGAGATCTGGTTTGAGGCATCGGTGTACGTGAAATTGATACTGCTTGTGTCAACCAGGGCCGCCCCTACTGCATCCTGAGCGGCCTCGGTGATGTCGGAAATATCACCCGAATCGATCGTTGTCGATGTGATATTTCCATTTGCGTCTGAAACCAGGACCCCCGACCCGTATGCAGAGAGCTTGAGCGCTCCGGCATTCGTCAAAGAAAGAATAGAAACAAATGATGACGAAGTTCTGTGCTGAATAAGAAAACTGCCAAGCGAATCTCTCCCACCAAACGTAAGGGCCAATTTACCGGGCAATGTCGCATGGTCCCGACCATACAACGCTAACCAACCCCCATTGGTGCTTGGCGCAGATGATCCGGCCAGAGACAGTAGATCACTATCGATATTTCTTCGAAACACGGAATTAGTAGCTATGAGCGCGTTGTAGCCCTGAGTCAACGACGAATTCGCCAGCCAGCTATCCGAGGTCGCAATCGGAAACGTATTCGCAGTCAACGCAACACCATGATTGGACACAAGCGATGATCCCCACACCCGCGAGTCGATCGACCGCGACTGAACCACGCCTGCATTGTGGGTAAGAACCGTATTGGTTGCTCCTGCCCCCAAAGAACCAAGCGTCACGTTTCCACTTGGGTCGATGACGATAGCCTCGTTGCTCACCCCTACCGCATAGTCACTGGCTGTGCCGATTTTCAGGGTGGTGCCACCGGCGGCCAACAAGGTCCATATTGCCGCCTTCGGTACCGAAGCATTGTTGTTTGTCGTGTACCACCCTATCCCACCGGTGGCCCACCCATTTTCGTAGCTACCTCGTATCGCTACATTGTGGCCCGCAATTATACTTTTCAAAGATGCTTCTGTGTTGACACCGGCTATTCCAGCCCGCAGATTTCCTGCCGAGCAATCGACGACCTGAGTGATACCTGACCCTGGATTGCCGTACAGGTATTGGTGACCATGTAGGCTGTCGGCCATGGTCGTTGAGCCTGTGCGCAGCGCGGCGTGCTCAGCGCTTGTCAGGTGATAATACTGCGCCGACTGTCCGCCCTGAAGGCTCGCCAGGCTGTTGTGCGCGTGATCTCCGGTGTGTGCCGGCAGATCCGCCGCGAGCAACGCCGCAAACACGGCCGTGGTCGCGCCGGTGGCTCTCAACACTTGTCCGGCGGTCAGGCCGCTTGTTGTGTGATCCGCACCCAACCCGGCGGTCGTGGCCAGCACGTGTGCCTGGTTGTGATGCTGGTTTGCCGACACCGAACCCAGATCCGCATGCTGCAGTTGTGCAAACGCGGCGGAAGTGGATCCACTTGCTCGAAGCACATGCCCCGTTGTCGCGCCGGAAATCGTGTGGTCGGTACCGAGCCCACTGTTGGTTGCCAGCACATGCGCCTTATTATGATGATCATTCGCGCCCACCGAACCAAGGTCACTATGTAAAATTGTCGAGAACGCCACCGATGACGGCCCGCTTGCCCGTAATACCTGACCCTCAGTCAACCCGCTCACCGTGTGATCAGCCCCGAGGCCTGCTTCAGTGGCGAAAACATGCGCCTGATTATGATGCTGGTTCGCGGTTACTCCGCCCAGGTCCGCATGCTGTAGTTGTGCAAACGCGGCGGAAGTGGATCCACTTGCTCGCAACACATGTCCCGCCGTGGCTCCGCTGATCGTGTGATCCGCTCCTAGCGCCGAGTTGGTTGCCAGCACATGCGCCTGGTTGTGGTGATCGTTCGCTCCAACACCGGCAATAATAGAATGCGTCAACGGGGTGTTGACCCAGAGTCCGGGGCATGCATACCTGAGTACATCGTTGTACGCCGGGCAGGTTATTGTCACATCAGACAGATCGTCCAAAGCAGACACGCCAAACGGTGCCCAGGTTCCATCAAACAAGTACACAATATCGCCTTCGGCAATGACCTTGACCAACCAGCCCGACGACGGCTCTCCGCTGTCGCTCCAGGAGCTGCCGTTCCACTCGTAAATGTGGTCCTTGGTCCATCCGTTGGCTGACACCAGGGCGATGTGGCGATTCCCGGTTTGCGGATTTGTCGGCAACCCCGATGTGTTGTCATATATATCAGTGACAGCCGCCTGCCATTCAAAGATGCTCGACAGTTCGTCAACGATTCCGTCCGCAAAACATTCGGCCATTGCCTTGGGAGGTGAGTACGTGTCAGGATCTGGATCCACCGTCGGAAGGTCGATATCCCAAGCAGCCGGAGCCTGATATATTCGGCCCGTGTCATGCGCATGCCGCATCGACTCGATAATCGCTTCTCTGAGTGTGTCTGCACTCATTGCGCTTTTACCTTTTGCGACAAGTGTAGCGGCGCCGTAGCCGGCACCGACGGCGGCGATGTCGGAGTTACAAACCCGCCGGTATGCGTATGACTATTGAAGAAGTTCATAAACGTCTCACCCTTGAGCACCGACTCCAGTGCCGTGGTGCCCAACTCGACACCCGGCGCGTCAATAGAAACTTTCGTTCCAGCCCTCACCTCAATCGTCTTGTTGCGCTTGAAATGTATCGAATCCCCTTCATCCGTATAGATAGCGACCTCTCCATCGGCCAGCGCGATCCGATACCGCCGATCATCCGATGCGATCATTAGATAGTGGTTACCCTGTTTCAGAATAAGGCACTCGGCGCCGGACTTTGCCCGGCTCGAAAAACCGTAGTGCTGCATCACCTCACGGTCCTCGATAGATTCATCGGTTCTTCCGGCTGCCGAGAACCGCGCCAGCTTGCCGGCAGCGGAGCTCATCGTAGATACAACGCCTCGGATAAACCCGATCATTCAATCACCCCTGGAGGGCCAAGCTGCAATTCAACGGTGGTCCCATTCTCCCGCGACAACTCAAACTTTCTTCCATATATAAGAAGAGTATCATGCACATCTAAAACGTCGTCGTCAACAGACACCAACTCATTGACGGCCCAGTTGTTTCCGTTCTGCGCGTGTCCCTGAAGGCGATAGGTCAGCGTGTCTGCCTTCGCTTTCTGTTTTTCCAGAAGCATTCTCGCGCGCCTGCGTGGCGACTCGTTGTCGTCGTTGATCACCTCAACAAAAGTCTTCTTGATCGGAGCGTCATTATCGGTAACCACGGCGCGAACATTGATATCCCCGGCCGCCATGTCCTCGGTTCCCTGTTGTTGACCAAGAACAATGATTTTCGAATAGCGCTTCGATGCATCACGGTTGCGCTCTCCACTCAAAACCTTCGCGCTGTTGGTACCGTCGCGGATCGTAATCGCAAACAGTGTGCGCGCCTGCCCCGACGGTTTGGAGAAGACCAGCGTTCCACTTTCGTTGCAGTAGAAAATCATGCCGCGGGCGCGCGATGCGTTGTTCAGCGCCTCAAAAACAGTCGTCCCGGGCTCAATTTGGGTATATGCCCTGCTCTGATCGTACTGCTCATTGGTCACCGCATACACAATGTCAATTAGATCGATAAACGGCACGTCTTCCAGGAGCCGCAACGCAATCTGCCCCAGGTTCTTGTTTGCCAGACTTGGAAACCGTTCGCAATAGCAGTCCACCAGAAGGCCGCAGTAGTCGCGGCCCTCTATCGTCACCGAGCTGCCATCATTCTTGCTGTATCTGCGCGTGATCCGATCGGCAATCCCCTTCATAATCCGACGGCCGTTTGCCCATACCTCACAGGTCTGCCCCTCCTGTGCGCGCACGTCCGGCTGCGCAAGCTCAAACCTGAATGCGCCGTCTGCAACATACAAATGCGATTCGACCAGGTAGGATCTAAAATTGGTGATCCTCTGATCGTTGATCAGAAGTTCAACACTTTCCGCATTATCGGACATATACCCTCACTAGCCCGTCGACAAAGCTCGGGTTCTTGATCTGCGGATTAATCGCCATAATTCGATCCGCGTACGTATACGGAAGGCCCCGCTGGAGACACAGCGCATGAAGGGGAATAGGGCCGCTCACATCAATTGTCACAATTCTTTCGCGGTCCAGTTTGACCACCTTCGCATGTTGCAACAGCGCCTCTGCGCAATCCCGCAAGGCGGTAACCTCGCGGTAAGAGTCCATGGCCGATTGAATAATCTCACGCATCGATGCCAACGAATATTCCAGATCATTGACCGTCAGAACCAACGGCTGGGGCTCGCTCCGAACATAGTTCCCATGCACATCAAACGCGGGCATTCCGTCAAGCGCTTTCGCTCGCTCCCTGTTGCCCTGGTCGATCTCATAGTATCCTGCCACAACGGTTGCCCCGAAAAGCGATGCCTGCGCATCGATAATCGGGTGAAACGCGGTATCTTCAATCGCAGCCTTAATCGCGGTCAAACCGTCTTTGAACGAGCTTAAGAACGCCTGGGGTGTCGATGCGACACTTTGCGCAGCCAGGCTGTATCGCTCTATCGTCTTCGCCACCGTCGACATGACCTTGCCCGGGATACTACTACCCCATTTCACCGCCGTGATCAGACTGGTTGCCGGATTGGAAATACTCGTTGCCGCGCTTTCAAACTGCCCTAAAACTCCGTCAATCGATTTAGCCAGGGTACGCACAAACCACGAAGCCCCCGCGATCTGATCCACGATCGGAATATCAAAGTCGAGCTCAAACGACAAAATCTCCGCCGCGCGGGCGCCGAACGTAGTGCGCAGCGAATCGCTGTAGGCGGTCATGAGCTGCGCCTGACCGGAGCCGAACGCCACCGTCGTTCGCGCAAGAGGGCGTGGTCTGAATTCAGGTTCTCGGTCCTGCTGAATTTCCTCAACGAAAGAGACATCGATCTCCGCGGCCGAGATCAGGTCGGATTTGTGTATGGATGCACTCTTGATGCGGCCCCAGATCGTGCCGTATTCGGGGTGTATGAACTCATTGAGCCTGTCAACGCCACAGTGCGCAAGAAAGTTTTCATGCGTCGGGTAGGAATCGCCCAGAAAGTAAACTCTGAACGTGATCCGTCGGGCGCGCTGACCCATGTGTTCCAGCTTCGCCCCGTCCTGAAACGGGAACTCGTGCTCAACAACCGAATTCTCAAAACTGTCCTCGACCGTCTCCAAATCGAGATCAAAACCGTCCAACTGCGCCTGAAATCTGCTCATTCAATCATCCCATGCGACAGAGTGTTGATCGATGTTCGAGATGTTCCGCTCGTCGAGGACGTGTCGGCAAGCACTTTCCCATTTCCCTGAATTGTCACATTGACATTGGTGTTGTTGGCGATCGCCTTGGCGGCCTTTCCTATTTTGCCCCCCGCAAACATGTCGAATATGGCCTCTTCAACATTCTGGTATACGCCCTTGGAAATGACATTCGTTATACCGCCCAAAAGTTTCTCAATCTCATACGTGGCAGAGGCTGCCAGACCGACCGGACCCGCTACGCCAACAATCTTCGACAAAATTCCTCCGCCTCCGGCGCTGAGTCCACCTAGCTTCCACCAGGGCAATCTCGCCGCTTTTCCAGCCGCACCACCCATGCCGAAATACTCCTGCCATCTTCCGCCCGACAAACCACCACCACCGCCGCCACCAGAAAGCCCTGCAAGCCCGCCTGAAGGCCAGTTGGTCACAAATACCGGAGTCACACCTGTGGCTGCCTCTACTGCTTTGCCCTCGGCAACTCCCGCCGCCAGACCGCCGGCGCCGCCAAGAAAACGCGACAGCATGCTTGATCCGGCGCGCTTGCCAACACGACTCAACAGCCACCCCGTCAACCCGATCGCCAATCCGCCCCCTAAAATGTCTCCGCCTCCAAGTCCCAACCCACCCTTGTCCTTGCTTTTCAAGCCTTGCTCAATCATGTCTGCCAGAGCCTTGTTTACTGGTCGGGCGAACTTCTCACCAGTCTCACGCATCACATTCTTCAGCCTGGCGGCCTGATCAACCGAATTGCGCAGCGCTTCAGGCAGATCTCTTTCAAGCGTCCCTGATGCGCTCTCGATCTGCCGAACAAGTTGTTGACCACGCGCAATGGTGTCGCCTTTCATAAGTGTTCTCAACCCATGCATAGTGCGAATGTCGCCGCCCTCAAATACCCTGCCCATGAACTGCGCCTGTTGTTCGTCGGTCGCCAGCTTGTCGTACTTGGCTTTGATATCGGCATAGACTGAGAAAGCATCGCGGCGCTCGCCAGCCGCATCGAAAAATCTGATTCCGGTTTGGGCCTGAGTCTTGCGCATTTTTTTGAGGTCATTGAATATTCGCAAGCTTGCATCCGCCATTGTCCCCAGGCGACTTGGGTCCGGCTCAGCCATCGAGAGCGTCTCGACAAAAGCAAGTGTGCCGTCAAACGACAATCCGGCGCTTTTCGCGTTCACGCCGATCTGCGCGAATATATCGCTGAGGTGTTCGAGTTCCGAGTTGCCCGATCGACCAGCAAGCGTCATCTTGTCGAGCAATGCCAGGGCAAGACCCGGCTTTGAGAGATCGAAATCAAACGCCTCTGCGGCGATGGTAAGACCGCGTGCCAGAACGCTTGACTGTGCATCGGTCACCGCCATCGCCGTATTGATAGCTGAGATCGTGCTTTTCGCCTGGTCCCAGGTCTGCCCCGACTGCACCAGCGAGTTAAATCCTTCCATCAACCCCTCAAAACTGTTGCCTGTTTCCTGCCCCATGAGAAACAGCTCTTTGCGCAGACTCTTTGCCTGCTCAGCGGTCGCGCCGGCGGTCTGCCTCACGCGGATAAGCGACTTGTCAACTCGCGCCGATTCCGCGACAAGCTTCATTGCTCCGATACCAAGTCCGATCGTCGCAAGCTTGCCGGCAACGCTGGTCCAGGCTCTCTTGATACCATCGATATCAGCCTTCGCCTGCGCGGCAAACCGTGCCGTCCCGTTGCGCGCGTCGGCCAGCCCGTGCTTGTAGGCGTCGGTCAGTGCGCCTATCCGTATGGCAACGTCGTATTTACTCATCGATCCTCACCAGGTATTTTTTAGGCTTGAATCCCTCTTTGACTCCCGAAGCTCTCAACACGTGTCCGAGCGTGAGCGAAAATTCCTCTTCGCTCATCGACAGCACATCGGCGCGTGAGTATCCGTTTTTTACAAGGAGGAAGATCGCGAGATTGATCCGGTCGGTTCGGGACGCGACCACCTGGCTTTTTTTTTCAGGCACTCACGGGCTTGTTCTATCCGTTCAAAATCCTCATCTGTCAACTCGGCCAGAAGTCCCGGCGTAATCGCATCCCGCGGCAGATCTCCCAGACTCACAATCTGCTCGCAGATCAGCGCCAGCGACAGATACACCACGCTCTTGCCCGCCGATTTCCTTTCGGCGGCGATCGCATCGGCGACTTTTCCCTCGCGCAGCACAGCGTGCTTGTGAAAACTCTCCTCGCCGGTGCGCTTCAACCCCGTCACCAGATACACGTCTTCGGTCAGATACCCTCTTCCGTTCTCCTCGGCCATGGCAGCTCCTCCCTCAAAATGTGGTTCGGCAACCGTTTCTTATTCGTCCTTGGCGTCGCCGGCAACAAACTCGATCACCCGTGTCGCCTCATTCTCCTGATCGTATTTGACCTCTCCAACCTTCAGGCAATCGGACTTGCTGTATCGACGGCGGCCGCCGCCGTCCTTCTCCACCACAATCGTTGCATCGCTCAGCGATGCGAAGTCGTATTCCGTTCCGGCCTTCGGAATAGCGTACGTCAACGACAGACCGAATCTGCGCGTCAATTCCGCGGTACCGGTCTTGTTCATGAGTTTGATCTCTTTGCGGACCTCAACCTCCCGCTCGGTCACGTCCTTGATATCCGTGATCTCCGATCCGTTAATAAACACTTGCGCCCGGGTCACATACTTGTCTGCCATCTGGTGCCTCCAGTAACGGTTGAAGCGGTCAAAAGACCGCCTGTTTGTTTCGCGGGTCGAGAGCTTCTGGGTTACCCCAAAAGCTCTCTTCCCTTCTCTGTGGGCTCAGCCTTTCGGCTGTCGCCTCGCCGGTCGGTCTTTTGCTTTTCAAGGGTCCCGCCAACCGACCTGGGGACCGGCATCACTCAGCTACGCGAACGCCCTTGTGGTTATTCCTACAGCAAATCAATTCTCATCGCCAGCACATGCGCGCCGTGGACAATGTCCGCGGGGATCCGCGCATTCACCCGGGTGTCGTCCTGACTGTCTTCCTCCACAATCAGATACTCTTCCCAGGTCGCCATATTCTGAACCACTTCAACTCCCGGCGCTTCGAGCAAATACAAAACGTCGAGCAGGTCGCTGCGAAGATTCTTGCGGAACGCCCCGGTGTTCTTGCGCCGCGGATAGCGGATCGTCACGCGATACCTGCACGAATACCGAACAAAGTCAAGCGCGCGCGGAACACTGATGTCAAGTCGGGTGGGATCTGCCACCGACGACGCGTTCTTGGTGTAGGTGGTTATCGCCCGCACGATCGCAACCTCTTCGCCCGCTACCACATGAAGCGGCGTTACCCCTGAGTTCAACAGGTCTTCCTGTTCGGTGCGCGAGAACCGGCTGCCGACAGCCGGCGCATGGATACCCTTAAGCACCACATCGTTCAACGGCATGGTCGGGTTTTCCTCATACGCAATCTGCGCGGCGTACGCTGCGGCTACTTCCCACGAAATCGACCTGGTTCCCCTCAGATACCCGCAGGTCGTTCGCCAGTGGTTCAGTGTCGTTCCGCACAACGTCTTGCAGTTCGCGAGCGTGTCGCTCTTGTGCGTAAATCCAAACACACACAGCGTCGGACGCTGCTCGATGGCGTTGGAGATCAGGTCAATGTGAGCCTTCAGGTCGCCCAGGCTCGCGGCATCGTTCAGTGTCGAAATGTAGAGGTTGTAGCTGCCCGGCAAAACCGTATCGAGCACACTCGACGTTGCCCCGATATCCGGGT